CTTCCACTTTCGCACGGCTGTAGGACAGCGGCGTATCCTTGTTCAACGCGGCGATAGTCAGGTCTGCGATGTCCTGCACGTCGGAGAGCTTCGCTTCCCGTATCGTCGGCTCAGTAGAGTTGAGGTGAGGCATACCCTGCCCGTGGTACTCCACCCCCAAGAACTCCGCTACCTGGCGTGGCGTGTCGGCGTCGGCTACGTTTACCACCAGGAGACGGTCTGGCTGCTTCTGGAAGTACGCTTGAACCCTGCGGTTATGGGACTCATACTTCGCCATGTACGCGGCCTTATCCATCCACGGGGTCTCCCCGAATGCAGTGTCGAACAAGTCTAAGATGTACCCGGGGTAGCAGTGCTGTACCGTTCCTACTTCCTCCCGCGACGTACCCCCCGCCAGCGCGGTTATGTAGGTCACGAGGGAGTCGTACCACTGCTCCGCGCTGTCTCTCACCGTAAGTATGAACTTCGCATCCGGGAACAACTGATCGAGCCCAGCGTACACCCCCTGCAAACTAAAGGGCGCGTCTTGAAACGCTTGCGCGGTGTCACAGTACTCAGCGAGGTCGGACAATGTGTAGGAGGTCACCATCCGCTCCGCCGTGTCCTGATCTCCCACGGTAACCCCAAAGCTCTCAAGCAAAGCCGCCAAGGACTTAGTCCCGGTCTTATTGGCTCCTACGCAAAATATTTTCATTAAGCACCATGCACCATGAATATCGTAGCACAGGTATTGGTGCTGGATATTGTCCACGACCCGGTGAAGTTCATCAAGAACCCAAAAGATATAGTATCGGTGGTGCCGTTCATCGCCGTGGTAAACGAGATGCTCCCCCCGTAGTACGTGGTTGCCACGGGTGCGGAAAGGTAGCTCACCAGTGTTGCCCCGTTCTTATAGATGATCGGAAAAAACGCCTGATAGCCCCCGGATGTCCCCGTAACTGCTACCTGTAAGGTGACGAAGTAATAACCGGGTACTTTAGGATTAAAAGCCGACCCCGACCACGCGAGGTCGGTGTCGAATGTATTCACCATAGTCAGCGGCGTGATCGTGTCCGACGCAGGGCTAAGCCCGGTGGGGAGATACCCCGCCCACGCTGGGCCGTTTACCGCCTGCCACCCGTTCACGTTGTACATGGTGGCGTTGACCACGTTAGGGGTAGTGCCTCCGATAGCCGCAGGCACCGCCCAAGTGTTGCCCAACAGGTTCGCCGCAGTGGTGGCGTTGGTGGCGTTGGTGGCGTTGGTGGCGTTGGTGGCGTTGGTCGCAGTGGTCGCAGTGGTCGCAGTGGTCGCAGTAGTCGCAGTGGTCGCAGTGATCGCAGTGGTCGCCGTGGCTGCATTACCGCCGATGCTTAACCCCGCCGCCGTTCCCGTAGCGTGGGTGGCGACTAGCACCGAGGGGGTGCCGAGATTCGGGGTTATGAGCGTCGGGGAGCTAGTAAGAACGACGCTCCCAGTTCCTGTTGTGGGGGCCGCCGATACCGCCGTGCCGTTGCCTTGCATAATGCCTGTGACCGACGTTGATATGGTTATGATGGGCGTGGTCGTTGCGGCAGCTACCGAACCGCTGAAACCGTTTGCCGAGGCTACCGAGACGGTGGAGACACCACCGCCCGTCCCCCCACTATTTAAATACGCCGTCAAGGACACGAACCACTCAAGCCACGAGGGGGCGAAGGAGGACTCCCTCGTTGCGGGGTCTACGATAACCGGGTTGGTGTACGTGGGCGCGGGGGGTATGGTAGCCATTAAATTTCTCCGGGGGTTACCATCAGGTTGACCGCCGTGATACGCAGCGGCTTAGTCCCGTAATACTTAAAGTGAAACGCCCTGCGTCTAAACGACCCGCATTGCGTGAGACGCGGCCTCTTGCCGCCGAGGTCAAGGCTGCGGAAGTTTGACCACGTTTGGTAATCGTCGTCGGATACCTGTACTTGAAGCGTCGCCCCCGGCACTTGGTCAGCTTCAATGTCCAGGTGGTGCAGGTACTTTACCGTTCGTGCGCCGCCATCGAAGTTCGGGGTCACTACCTCGAAGCTAAACGGCACCCCCTCGTCCGCCCCGTACGCGATGTCCAGCACGTAGATGTCGCCGTCCGTCCCGCTTTGAATGAGCACCCGCCCTAGCGGGTCGGTAGCCGCAGCGGATATGTTGAGGTAATCCCCAGACCCGTCCATCCATTGCGCCCAGTGCTCGCTCGTCGTATCGTAGCATAAGGTAAGGTTGCTGTTCACCAGCGTCAGCACATAGAACATGTGCCCATTACATCGCGCCGCCCATGAGTACACGGTGGTAAAGTCTGCGTTCTGGAGTAATCGTTCTATGGGAGCGGTGGAGATCACCTTAATGCCAAGCTGCGACAGCATACACACTCCGAGGCCGCCCGCTCGCGAGTTACTAACCCAGAACAACACGCCCTCTAGGTCGCGTATCGTGTCCTGGTGCCTGCACCCTACGGACTGCAAAGACCCCCATACCGGCCCCAGCGGTGACCCCACCGCGTTACCCGCGTCAAAGAACACCTCAGTGCTGTACTCTTTGAAGGCGATCAGGTACACCATCTGCTTAGCGATTCCGATACCAAGCTCAGGGTTCACCTGCGCTTTTATCACATTGAGCGCCGACCACGAGGTTGCATCGTTGAGCGCTGACCCCCAGATGTTCGAGTTTGCATCCATGACGTAAGTACCACCGTCGATGTACACCGCCCCTTTAGTGGTAGTGGCGGGATAGTTGGCGTTGGTCACCTGTACCAGTCCGCCAGCGGGGTCGTATGTGTACGCCTTTACTCCGTTGGTCATGAACATCTTTTGCACCGTGCCCAGCGCGGACGTGAACGTGTATACCCCATTCGAGGTATCAAGCCCGGTAGCCACCAGAATTGAACCTCCGTATAGGTTCGGCCCGAAAATAGACATGACGTTGTTGTTCCAGATGAACATACCGAGCCCTGGTAAATGCGGGCCAGTCTGCACCCAAGGAGTCCATCCTGGTCTTTTAAAAACCCACTGGGTTTCTTTATCCGCTGCCTCGACGAAGCCGTTTATTATTCGAGCGTCCTTCCCGGGGCTTGCGGAACGGTTTTCTTGCTTTACAGATAGCGGGAGGCGAACGGGCGTGGGGTCAGCCATGCCACCCTCCTTGGTACGACATGCGAGCGTCTACCGTGAAGAACGTGGATGCGTCTTCTCTATCCCAATCTTCCAGCGCCACCCGGTATAGCTGCGCACGCTTCTCGCATCTGTCCATGATCGACTGCGGTTGCCCGGTGGCGAGTTCGTCTGCGAGCGCCCACCGAAGACCCATGAACCATTCCGTGGGGAAGTAGGTGCTGGCGTCGTTCGTCAAGGAGTTAAAGTTGGCGTTCGATTGCTCCAGCAACACGTGCACCGTACCGGTTACTGCGGTGGCATCCGGGGTAGGCCAGACCTTGAGGTTAAGCTCCGTGATCTGCTTATCGACGAAGTAGCTGTTTATAGAGCCTTGCTGATTGACTTGGGATAGGCGTAGGTACTCATCCCACGACAGGCACACAAGCGGGGTCTGTACCCCGTTGGTGTCCAGGAAGTAAGCTTGTAATATCCGAAGGGGTTTCTGCATGGCTTCCGTGCCTGCTGGCCCGAAAGAATACAACGCTTGCCCCAGCACGAGGGGCACGGCGTAGTCGGTAAGAAGGAAGAGCTTAAGACCCTGAGTCTGCCAGAAGCCGACGATGTCCTGAAGGCGAAGAACCGCCTCTGCGTATTGCTCAGAGCTGGGTACTTCGCCCTCCTGGATAAGGCCCGCATCCTTGTGCGCCATTCTGATAATCCGCGATAGGGAATTTAACGAGACTGGCGCGACCATGGGTACCTACTTGTAAAGTTTGATTAGCTCCAATATTACCACAAAGGTTGCGACACCTGAGGTAACACTTGACCACCCTGAAGTTCTCAGGTTGATGTTCCCGCTGTACCCCGCGTTCCCTTGCCGTGGTACAAAGCCGCCGTAGTTGGTGGAGTTGATACGCCCTCGACCAGCTACCGGGTAAATGATCTCGGGGTTCAACGCCTCCCACTCCAAGATGACTTCCAGCCCTTGGGATATGGAATACTCGATGAGATCTACCCGGAACCCGGCTAGTACGTTTCTGTCTGCGTTGTTGGTAAACGCTTGCAGCGCTATCGCCGGGGTCTCGCTGATGTCCGAGGTGTCCAACACCCCGGTCAGCTTGACGATAGCGTTACGCGGCCCCTCCTGCGCGATCTGCATGTCAAGAGAGTTAGCCATGGCTTACTGGCCTGAGATGCGTTCAACGTGGGCGATCTCGAATTCCCAGCTCGGTGCGGAGGAATTTCCTGGCCCCCACATTTCCAGAGACAAAGACCAACCCGGCGGGATGACGATAGGCGCTACTCGTGTCTCCACCGTCGAGGTAGCCCCACCAGTGTTGCCCGCCCCACCGGTCGCATCGAACAACCACTGATCGAGCGAAGTGGGGACTGCGTTTGCTACCTGCCCGTTTGCTACCAGCTTGGAGTTGGCGGACGGAAGACCCGTGGGCACTATCGCGCCGAAGTACACCTGCGCCTTAGTCCCACGGGGGGAGGCGGGGTTTACGTTTACCGGAGTAAGCGTTAAACCGCCGCTGGAATATCGGTTTACGTTATCCAAGCGCAGGGCATACTTCCAAGACGACGCAGCGGCCGGAACCAGGTTGATGATGAGCTTGATGTAACGAAGGTAAATACTTGGCGCGTTAGGGTCAGTAACGGACGCCGAGTTATAAATTATCGCTGCCGGTGCGAACTGCGCATGGGTAGACGCTGCGGAAGCCCCGTCATCCACCACCGAGGAAGTCGTGGCGATTGCGGTACCCGGGTAGGGGTTGGTGGTAATGAAATACCCGCCTTCATCGGAAAGCGTGGTATCACCGGGCCAAAGAACGGCGGCCTTAGCCGACGTCGCTTGCGGGAATAGAGGGTTAGACATGGTCTCTCCTTAGCGCTCTACAGCGGCGTAAATAAAATCTGCGGTAATAACTTTAGACATGGTCTCTCCTTAGCGCTCTACAGCGGCGTAAATAAAATCTGCGGTAATAACTTTAGACGAACCGGTTCCTGACTTTAAGGCTATTACCGGGGACAGGCTCGCCGTCGGTAAGGCCGTCGGGGTTATCCGCGCAACCAGGCCGAGCGTAGCCGTGTCCTGGTTAAGCACCTGCCCGACCAGTCCAGAGCCAGCGTACACCAACAAGTCGGTCTTGCCATCGTACACGATAGCCAGATCAACGTAAGTGGACGAGGATACGCCCGTGAAGAACGCGGATACCGTAGCCGTGCCTTTGCTGGCGCTGCCCACCATGCAAGTAACCACAAGGTCGGTAGACCCTGAAGCCTTGCTGAAATAGACGCCGTCCGTTACGGTGAAAGGCGTGGTGGTCTCTTGTATCAACCCGAGCACGAACGCCGGGTTGAGTAAGTCCGCGCCTTTGATACGCGTAAAGTACGCCGCCTTCTTCGTTGAGGACAACACGAACGACGCGACCACAAGCTGCATCGCCGTGATGTCAGTAGCCAACGGCGTGGATGAGTTGGTGGTCAGAGTTACCAGGCCGCCTGCCCCCGCTGCCGCTGCTACCGCGCCATTCGCGTTCGCCGTTACCGTGTACCACCCCGAGTCGTAGGCGTTGAAGTCATCTGCGAACGTCTGATAATAAAAAGGGTTCGGAACCCCTAGCAGGCCCAGGGGCTGAAAGTCCCTGTCCTGCGTAAAGCCGTTTGCGAACCGATCTGGATTAGCCATCGCTGCTCTCCTTATGGGCCGTTAGAGCCGAGGATACCACGCGGGTCTGAGCAACCTACAGAGAACCGCATGTATGCCGAGGCCAAAGCGTTCTTGGTGGAGAAGTCATTGTCTTGCTCGAACTGAGGGCGATCACGCCAGAACATCGTCATGCCGTTCAGTGCGTTGGTACGCACGAAGTATGCATGAGGAGCGGTGAAGTAGTGATTCAACTTGATGCCTTTTGGAATCGAGTTGGTGGCTTGCAGCACGTTGATGTTGTTAGACGACGTGTTGGATTGCAGCACCGACTTCAGGATGCGGTTCGCGTTAAACCATTCCTGCTTCGAAACGTGGAGGCTTTCCAGCATGATGTTGATGAACAGCCCTTTGTCATTCTGCAAGCCCATCGCTTGGATAGCAATGTCTTCCAAAGCCGCTTCCGACAAGTCGGCGGCGGGGGTCAGGGCGTTGCTGAACGTACCGCCGGTGCTGTTCACGTGGGCGGCAGAGATCAACGGCTGACCGTCGGGCGTGGTGAAGTATGTGCTGGAGAACGCGCTGTTGTACAGGAACGCCGCTACCTGCTCTACGGTCTGGTTCATCGAGAACGCGTTACCGCGAGCACGGCGCGCCGACACTTCCTCATACAGGTTGTCCCTCAGCTCTTCGTAAGTGACGGTGTACCCTAACGCATAAGCGATATGCGGGTATGTCGTAATCCAGCCTTGCTGCTCGCCGTCAACCGCATAGGCTGCGCCCTGCGCCTTGACTGGGGCTAAGCCCTGCCCAGACACCTGCACGTCCTGCTCGTAAGCCTTGTCGGAGTCCTGCACATCGTACAGGTCTACGTACTCGGTTGCATGTTCGTTATAAATCTGACCCCAGATCGCATGGACACCAGGCCATAGCAGTTTGGGGTGAGTACCCGTATTGATTATTCCACCAGCCATTTTAGTAAGCTCCTATTAAGTGCCGACAACGGCAGCGTTAAATTCATGCAGGTTGATGCGGACGTAGAACTTACAGTAGCTCCCGAACGCGTTATCCGCCGTGCGACGTATGCCTAGCAACTGCGTCTGGCGCGTAGCGTCGGCTGCGGTTGCTGCGGTGTCGTCCAAAGTCCAGCCCGAGATAAACCCGTTATTGGTGCCAGCTTTCAAGTTCACGTTCTTGCCGATATCGGCGGCGGTGAAGTTGGTAGAGCCAGAGCCAGAGAACTCTTGTACCTCGAAGATCACATGCGGGTCGTCCACAACCACGACGTAGTACGGGTACAGCTTGGTTGCCGGGATAGTCGTAAGGCTCAGGTTGTTCGGGTCCGCCACCAGGGTTTCGGACGTACCGATGCCGATGATGACGCCTCGGATAGGATGCGTGGAACCTGCGGTAGCCAGCACTACTGCGCTGACTCCATTGGCGTCCGCCCCACCTGACAGCGTTGCAACCGGGTCACCGATTGCATACGCGTTGGTTGAGTCGGATGTGGGAATGTAATATACGTTAGCCTGACCGTTCCACGTGGCTCCGGTCAGAGACTTCACAGGCGCAAGCCCCTGCGGTTTATTTGCGTTCGACATGTCAGGCTCCTCGTTAGACAGTTATCGCGTTTTAGGTCGGAACAGGTTTTTCATACCGTCTTCGTGCGATCTGGGAATGTACGCGCCCTCGGCGGCATTCAATGCCCCGCCGCGTATAGCCGAAGCTATCTTTTCATTCTCCGCGTCTCGCAAGAGATCGTCCTGTGCGCACCACTCTTCTTTGAGCTTCATGAGAACCAATCGGTCTTCTTTGCCTTCAGAATTGACTGACTTCCCCGCCGCTACGCTGACGCGGCTACCCAGATCGGTATTGCCGCCTTGCCTGACATCATCAGCTATGGCGGAGTTGTACACGGTTACTTCGTCGCTGTCAACAAATTCGTAACCAGCTCGTATCGCCTGCGCTATGCGCTCGGGGTTGCTGTCCATCCAATGCTGCCGGTAACCCGGTATCTCCGATGTCTCCAGGCGGCGACGCGGGACGTTCATCGGGATGCGAGTACGAGCGCTTACCCCCCGCGTCGCAACCTCGGGCTTGCCTACCGGCTGGGCGTTCTGGGCTGCCCCACGTAGCGGTATGGGCGGCGGTGTTCTGGTTGGTTGAGTCATGATGTCGTTCCTTATGCGTTGTAAATGTTGACGTAATGGGTGCGCCACTCTTCCACGGTCTTGAAGGCTTTGCCTTCTCCTACCAACTTCTTAGCTTGACGCTCGCAGGTGTCTTTGGCTTCCTGCGGCAGGGAAGCATACCCGGTTCCGCCGGTGCCTGCCGCGCTGCCCGAGGTCTGCCGCGCCCCGCCTACTTTGGAAGCTGCCGGTCTGGTGCCGCCTTCGAGTCGTTCTTCCACCAAACGATAAAACGGCAGCCCCTCGATGCCGTCGTACTGCGGGTCACCGCGTAGTTGGTTGGCGATGCCGAGCGCACGTTGCGCCTTGCGCTCGTCAGTGTATATCCACGGGTTGGCTTTCGCCCACTCCGCGAAGTCCGGGTGCTGCGCGGGGGCGGGTGGCGCAACCGGTGTGGGTGCGATACGCGCAGGAGCGGGAGCGGCTTTCTCGGCGGCTTTAAGGTCGGTAAGCTCGTCGGTTATTCTAAGCTCGCGTTCAACGTCCCCGTCTTCTTTGGCAGACTTTAGCTCAGACATCAGATCGAGGCGCGCTCGCTTTACGGCGGCTTTGGTCGCTTCGACTCCTACCTCCTTGAGGTCTTCGATAGCTTCTTGCGAAGCCGCCAACGCAGCTTTCAACTGCTGGGACTCCGCTACCAACGCGGTCACCTGGTGCTCCAGCTTCCGAGACTGCGCCTTTACAATCGGTAGCAAGGTTTCCCCGCGCTCGACGTACTCTTCTGCGCTTGTCCACCGGTCAGGGTTACCTCGGAAGGTTTCCTGCGGAACCCACCCCATTGCCGCTGCACGTGCTTCGATATCTTCACTCATCTGCGTCGTCCTCTATGCGGGCAAAGATGTCACGGTCGTTCACCAACCGGTACTGCTCGCCGTCTTTAACGCCCACGACCATGTGGCCCGCCATGCGGGATATGTAAACCTTGTCACCTGGCTTTGCCCGTGGCGGTTCTTCAGGCCAGCAATGCGCTCCGACTTCGACAACCACCGCACGCTGCTCGACCATTAAGTCTCGCGAGTTAACCGCGTCGGGTATCTCGATAATGCTGTTCTTTCTTTCCGGGGTGTAATGGCGGATTAATACCGCATGTCCCAAAGGTATAATTCCAGATTCGTTTTTCATTTGTCTTCCTCAGTTACGATGCTGTAATCCCATTCCAATACCTCTGCTAACGCCAGGCACGCGCCGATGCCTTGCTGCAACTCGTTATCGCCGGTGTATCCGCCGGTAGCGATGTGTTCCATCGTGTTCGTTCTAACCCGCGCTACTTTCTTGAGATACGCCTTGGTCACCGGGTTCTGCTTCCAGTTGTCCCATTCGTCCTGACTGATCTTGTTGTGCACCTGCTAATACCTTCACTCGGTTAGTTATTGCCTCATTATGAGATTTAAGCGCCCCGATCATTGCCTCGAAAGCCGCTATCTCATGCCCTACTTTTATCCCTCCTGCTTGTTCGAGCGCTAAGGCTGCTTTAGCGCGGAGGTCTAAAATCGTCGCGTCATTAACGCGTGCCTGCTCCTGCAAGTCAAGCATGAACGTCTGCATCTGTATTTGCAAGGCGTTCTTCTTAACTTCAAGCTCGGCCTGCTTAACGCCGATCTTCGCCTTCTCTATTTCCATTTTCGGATTAGGCGGTGGCGGGAATTTATCAACGCCCGGGTAGATCGCATCCACCCCGTCGACGTGTAACGCCGCCAGGTATTCCCGTTCTACCGCGCCCTTATCGTAACCGGGGGTGGTTCCCGCCGCCTGCTTCAAGGCGGTAGCCCGCTGCATCCGGTCGGCTTCGGAATTAATTATCGGGTTTGATACCGGCGCGATCAACGATGGGTCGCCGTTGTAATCCGACCGCAGCGCTTCTGCATCGTCCGCCCCGTACGCTATGTGCTCAGGCAAGTATATCGCATTGAGCACATATAACTTCCTGAACTCCTCCCGCATCGCCCCCCAGATGCGTTTATAGATGGCGCTGTATATTTTTGCTCCTTGCTCCACCATTGTCTGGGTTGTTTGTGCGGGAGTGTTCTGTCCGGGGTTTTCCCCCATCATGGTATCCGTAGACCCAGATACGCGATTGGTGTATTGGATTAGCAGGTTGAGGAGGTCAAGCGATACTTTGGAAGGCTCTCTAACCGGTAACGGGAATACTGACTTTTTCAAATCGTCCCCGGTGCTATCCACGGGTTTCCATTCCATCGGAGAGAAGGTGTAATTACCGCCGCGTATCTTAACCCCGCGCCCGAGAAACCCGCCTGCGGTGTTGGCTATTGTCCCCGCGTCGATCAACTGGTTAACAATGGAATTAACAGAGTTATTTAATGGGCCAAGTAATGCACCGTAGCCAGTATCGTATACCCCACCGTCAGGTGAAGGTATAAACCCATACTTCGTGAAATACTCCATCGGCGTAATTCTGATAATCGTTCCATCGACTAAGCGTTCTATATCGGCTTCTCTGTCGAACCGAGTAACGATTCGTAACACGTTTCTCGACTGTTCGTCTATTGTAACTACGTAGGGTTCGCTGTATCCGTCCCCGTCCAAGTCCAACCAGCAATGCTGCTCCAGCGTGGTGAACGGCTTATCGTCGTCTGCCCCCGCTGGGCGCTGACCGGTGCGCCGGTCGGCTCTCGCCTGCGTCCTGCTCATCTGTTCCGCTGGCGTACCTTTGTACCAGGCTTCTTCCCGACAATCCCGGAACACCCCGGTGACCATGAGGGAGTGCATGTCGTTACGGTGCATCGGTATCCGGTGCGTCTTCCTTGCCGCGTCTTCTACGCTCTTGGCGTAGTAGTCCATCGTAAGATCGAACGCGGTTACCAACTCGGATACGTTGTTGTTCTTCGCTACCGAGTAGTACGTCTTCACGAACGCACACCCGACAATGGGGACGATGATGAGAAGACGGTCGTGCTGCTCTGACCAAGCTCGGTCTCCTTCCATCACTTGCCAGCTCATGTGCCGCCCTATCCTGCGCGCGCGCTGCGTCTGAGAGCCGTCCGCGTCTGCGCCGACAAGCCGGTACTGTACGATGTCTGGGGCTTGCACCAGCGCGGGGAATGCGCGGGAATGAAACTGCATCGTCGCGATAGTAATCAGGGGGAAAGCGACATTGCTTGCGTTGGGCCAAGGGAACGTCCGGGCGGAGGTGGTCTGCATCGCCAAGTCCATAGCGGCTTGTGTGCGCTCCTCCCACTTCTCCCGTGACTGCTTATCGCGCTGATACCCGTCGTACACGTACCCGCCTATGGCGCTCAGGTCGTCGTCGTCAAACCGATCTACCAGATTGGTAGCCCGCATGACTTCGTCGTTTATGGTGATGTGCGTGTTGAGGTTTAGCATCCTAGTACCCTGTGACCGTTGACCTGCCTTTATACTTCCTCTCGGCGTAGTCGTCTTCCTCGTCTTCGATGAAGTCTTCCACGCTCGCCTCTGCCGCGTCCTCTACCCCTCGCATTAAGATCGCGGTGGAGTCAAAGCAATCGTCATGCACCGCGTCCGCGCTCTTGGAGAACCGCGCCAGCTCCTCCTCATACCCGGGGTACCACTCCGCAGTCTTGTCGAACCGCATTGCCCCCGCTCGGTGCCGCTTCTGCATTGCAGTAGCTCTCACCGCTTTATCTTTTACCGGGTTGATGACCCGGATGTTCAGGTAGATGTTCCGCTTACGCATCTCCGCGTAGAGGACGTGCTCCACCGCTCTCCAGATGACGCCGCCCTCCACCAACCATTCCGTGGGGCTATGCCGTTGCTGGAGAAGAAGCATCATCCCTAGCCATTCCGTCGTGTCCCATCTTCCCGAATACTGGTCGAAGATATGCGTGACGTTGTCCACGTCCGTACCGCCGACTGTGAACGATGTCTTATCCGCTCGCTGCAACTTGGACACCGCGAAGTCGCATCCTATGCGCACCACCTTGGGCGTCTCGTAGTCTCTCTCCGTCATCGGGAGGAAGTCCGCTCGCCGAAGGAACACGTCATTATGGTCTTGTGGCGCGTTCAGATACTCTTGACTATACCCCCCGGCTTCGCCCCCGTCAATAAAGGTTTGGCGGATGTCGCGTAGATTCTGCTCGGTAAACCGGGCGGGCCATAGTACCTCAGAGAAGTCATCGAAGCCCGCGTGCGCCTTGAACAGCCGGGACGCCCAGGACTTCGAGATCATCGCGTGCGACAACAAGGAGTCGTGGTGCAGTATTGTCCCATGGAACCTCACCTTACCGCCCTTCCTCCTGACCGGTAACAACGCCCGGTTAAACCAGCGTCGAAACGCTTCTCTTCGCGGCTTGCTCTCGACCGACTGATCGCCTTCGAGGTCATCGCACAGGATGAGGCCAGGGCGTTTACCATCCCACTTCATGCCGCGCATTTTCTGCCCCGCGCCCTTGGCGGAGATGCGGCAGCGGTAGCCATCCTCGAAGTTGATTATGATGTCGGTCTTCGCGTCGGTGCTCAACCCGATTATTTTGAACTCTCTGCGGAGGTCTTCGTTCTCCCTGGCTTCGGTCGCCATCTCTCCAAGCTGATCTATGGCCTGCTCCTCGGTCTCCGCCACAATGACTAAGTAGTTAGACTCCCGGAACATCGCCTCCGCCAGCCCGAAGGCCAGAGTCAACGCGCCAGACTTCGCGTGGCCTCGTGGGGCCGCAACCGCGCACAGCTCCCGAGGGGAACAATACAACCTCCAACATTCTCGGTGAAACTCCGGGGTGGCGCTGGCGTCGTCGTACCGGGGGGATAAGAACGCCCCGGCAAACGCTTCAACAAGCTCAGCGGTCAGCGCCATGCAGGTTACACCGGGTTGCTTACCACGGCGACGTAAGTGTTTACCACCGCCGTCACCGAGGAGGGGCTAAGCACTGCGGCTGCGGATACTTTGTACACGCACCCCTCCACCCCTCCCACCAAGGAGACAGTGGCGGTCAGACCGGAGAGTATCGGCGTACCCTGCACCAAAGCGCCGGGGTTCGGGTCTGTGCCCATCCAAAGCGTGGAGGTGACCGCCGCCGAAGCCACGGTGTCTGTAGCGTTGAACATGTACGCCGTGAAGTCGAAAGGTATGTCTACCGAACTCCCCGCCTCTTTCGCTGGCGATACTATCAGGCTCACTTACGTTTGCCCGGCTTGGGAGCCGCGAGGTTGTGGTGCAACCGCACGGGGTTAGAGGGTGTCGGTACGGGCAGGGCTGGGGTCTTTTTCGACATGGCGGAACTCTCCTTCTGTTACGTTGCCAGCGCTAAGGCTCAGCAACCGGGTTCTCAAAGCGTCAAGGTGTTGTGCTGCGGAAGCATTATCGCCTTCCTCTGCGGATTCAGCAATCCTCAACACTTTACTACTTAATTCTACCGCGCGCATTAAGAACGCGTCGTCGATCTTGTCGATGGGCTGATTCAGCTTCTCGCCTATGATACGAACACCGGTGTCAAGTATCTTGGTGAACTCCGCACGAGCCCGCTTGGCCATCGGTTGGTCCACCCTTACCCTTCGTTCCTCGTACGCCCTCTTGAACGCGGAGGAGGTCAGCACCTTCTTTACCTCCTCCTCGGTAACTCCCAGCTTCTTGCATAGCCATTCCGCCTTTACCGGAGGGGTGGCGGCAAGCACATATCTCACCGTGGCGTCAACCAGGAACTGGTTGATGGCGGACTCCTCCGTGTATGGCGTCTGCAATGACCGCAGGTACTCTTCCGTTGCCTTCGTATTCAGGTACTCTGCCGACGCCGCTGCCGCCCTCCCGCCCCCGCCCGTGCGGTTCTTTTTTGCGTACTCTTCTAAGGTTATGCTCATCTTGAATATATCTCCATCGCTACGTCGTGGTACAGCTCTCCTTCCTCATCATCCAACGCGTCGGACTTCATCATAAGCGATATGCCAGCCTCTTTCGTTCCCATCGTGAGCAGTAACTGCTCCCCTTCTGCGCGTATCTCTTCAAGCCTTGTCGCTAACCACTCTGCCATGGCGTCCTCTGGCGACTGCGTGGGTTGAGGAGGCCGCATGGCTTCGACTGCTTGTTCCCCTTCTGCGCGTATCTCTTCAAGCCTTGTCGCTAACCCCTCCGCCATGGCGTCCTCTGGCGACTGCGTGAGCAGTATCTCTTCAAGCCTTGTCGCTAACCACTCTGCCATGGCGTCCTCTGGCGACTGCGTGGGTTGAGGAGGCCGCATGGCTTCGACTGCTTGTTCCCACTGCTCTTGCATCTCCTGCGTCCACGAGGAGGGAGGAGGAGGCGGTTGCGCCCCTGAGGCGGGCACCGGTGGAGGAGGAGGAGGAGGAGGCGGGCCGAACGGGGGCAGCAGCAGCCCGGTCTTGCCGCGTTGCTGGGCGAGGGCTTCCGCGTAGGCATAGAGCACTTTCGCGGTCTCAGTGCCCGCCAGTCGTGTTTGCCTGGCGAAGAGCACCAGCTCGGCTACCGCGTCTTTGCCCCGGTCAATCGCTTGCCTCTCTACCCGCTTGGCTGCCCCGGCAGCTTTTACCACTTCCACTATGTCTTGCCAGTTGTAGGCTGTCCGTGGCGTCTGCTGGGCTCCCCCCATCAGGTCGTCAAGGAGGGCGGGGATAGACTGCCCGGCTCCCCTGGCGCGCTTCATTAACCGCGTATGGGTGTGCTCGTTTACCTTTATGGACTTCTGCATCTGATTACCTCCGCTCTGTCTGTGAGGGTAGTCTCCCATAATTATATAATTAACGCAACCCCCTCTCGGTGGGGGTTAACCCCCGTGGTATTTACTGTTTTGAGGGGGTACCATAAATTATGGAGAGGTGTTTCGGGTGCTCCATAAATTATATAAATTATGGAGAGGTGTTTCGGGTGCTCCATAAATTATGGAGAGGTGTTTCGGGTGCTCCATAAATTATGGAAATTATGGAAATTATAAAATGGTCAAAAAAATATGTGAGAGGTGTTTCGGGTGCTCCATAAATTATGGAGAGGTGTTTCGGGTGCTCCATAAATTATGGAGAGGTGTTTCGGGTGCTCCATAAATTATATAAATTATGGAGAGGTGTTTCGGGTGCTCCATAAATTATGGAAATTATGGAGGGGTGTTTCGGGTGCTCCATAATTTATGGAGAGGTGTTTCGGGTGCTCCATAAATTATGGAGAGGTGTTTCGGGTGCTCCATAAATTATGGAAATTATAAAATGGTCAAAAAAATATGTGAGGGGCATATATGAATATATGGGCGCGAGAACTTTTCCCCCCCCTCCTCGCGCCTATATAGTAGCGCGCGCACGTACGTGCGTGATGCGCGCGTGATGCGCGGGTGATGCGCGGGTGATGCGCGCGTGATGCGCGCGTACGTGCGCGCTACTATATAGGCGCGGGGTTCGCGGCGCTTGTGTGCGAGGCTCTGTGAGGCTCGTAGAGACGCGCTGCAATGCTATGCGCTACCCTAGTAGCTGTCAGGCCTGTGCTGCGCCGTGGTGAGAGCGCAGGGAAGCGCACGGGTATACCGCAGGGGGTACGTGCGGGTAGATCGCCGCCAGCGCCAGCTTCCAGCGCCATAATCGCCGCCAGCGCCATAATTACCGCCAGCGCCAGCTCCCCAGCGCCATACTCGCCGCCAGCGTGATAATTACCGCTAGCGCCAGCTTCCTGAAGCCTTGCCGCCGTCCCCTAAACTTCATAGCGCCCCTGAGCGCCCCGAGAGCTGTATCGCGTTGCCGAATGACCGCAAAGCCACGCCAGCCGTGGGTTTCGTTTTTTGTAACGCGCATTTTAAGCCTGTACGGATTCGGGTATCGGGTAGTTCTGCTATACATTTCAACGTGTTACGCCACCTCTCACCATTCCCTGCGGATAACGCCAAACTTATAAACTCTATACTCTGCCCTTTTACCCCTATATCTCTCTCTCCCCTCTCTCTATATTTTATATATTTAATTTTATTAGAGTATAGATGTACATAAGATACAGTGATGTTTTCATTGGTTTTTTAAATACGACACAAAGCCGCTACGTATCGCGTACTAAGCGTAACGGCATCCCCATAATTTATCCACAGAGCGGCATCCCCATAATTTATCCACAGAGCGGCATCCCCATAATTTATCCACAGACTGGTTGGTATTCGCCGCAAGGGCGCGACACAACGCCGCAAGGACGCGGCATAACGCCGCATCCCCAGACTGGTTGGTATCCGCCGCAAGGACGCGGCACAACGCCGCAAGGGGCGCGGCATAACGCCGCATCCCCCAGACTGGTTGGTATCCGCCGCAAGGACGCGGCACAACGCCGCAAGGACGCGGCATAACGCCGCAAGGGCGCCGCAAGGGGCGCGGCACAACGCCGCAAGGGCGCGACACAACGCCGCATAACCAGACTGGTTGGTATCCGCCGCATAACCAGACTGGTTGGTATTCGCCGCATAACCAGACTGGTTGGTATCCGCCGCAAGGACGCGGCATAACGCCGCATAAATTTATAACTTATCCACACAAAAGTGTTGACACGTTCAGAATCTTAGGTTTTAATAGTCGCCAATGGTTCGGCATGGTGCCGCGCCCCCTCAACCTGGAGATGAAAATGAAAGTATACGGAATTGCGGACAGCTGTAATTTTGAAGCCCCCTACGTAGGGGACTGCATACAACTGGAGTCCCCGTTCGGGGGCTTCAACTTAGTCCTATCCGGGCTAAGCGGGGCGGCGGCGTACGCCGCCGCGTATGACCGTCTCCCGTACCTCACGGGAGACGCGCTGGTAATCGCCTACAGAGTAGGCTCCGACCACGGCATCCTCGTGGGCGTAGTCCAGCCGGATTGGCAATACTTCACAGGCTCCCCCGCCTAAAGTCGGGGGATTCCTACGGCTCTTCGGCATGGTGCCGCGCCCCTCAACCTCGCCGCACGGACGCGGCACAACCTGGAGATGAAACGGTAACGTCAACGACCTGACAGGCGATGTACAGGCTAACAGGGCATGACCTGCCCTTAACACGTTGATCGCGCCAACCAGGTTGGCGTTCTCAACGAATCCGCCGGTTCTCCACCGCCACATGCCCCACAGGCCGGACACGTTCGGCTGGTGTTTTGGGGCGGCACGGCCAGCACATCGCCACCGCGCCAGATTTGCTTGTATTCAAGCTGACGCCGGAACTCGAGGATGGATTGGCGCTGACGTTCCGGCCAGGTTGATCGACCGTACCCGCTGCTGACTTGGACATATTCCTCGTGGTCTTGTTACTTTGGCTTTCGCCTTTTTCCAGTTGTTGCTGAACTTTGGCTTTCGCGCCATAGCCCGCTGATAACGGGCAAGGCGCGGCTGTTTTTTCCTGAAGCTGTTGACCGGCTCGAATACCGCGCCGTTCGATAGAGTGTTGACCGGCTCGAATACCGCGCCGTTCGATAGAGTAGCGAAACGGGCAATCCCCATATCTACGCGGATGGGTGAACGGGCTGTTCTACTTCGCGCCCCATATCCTTGAGCGCATGTTGCAGCGGGTGTACCGGCGTTTCGTTACCATTGCGCCATGCGGTTAGCTGTTTTGCCATCGCCACATGACCGATGAATTTGTTACCAAAGAAGTACTGGACGATTTACGCGGTATCTTTGCAAAAGTGTGTACTGACTTTGAGGCTGTCAATCGCAAATATATCGAACACCTAACTAATGCCCTAAAGAGACG